TTATTTATTAGTTAAATGGATTATACAACGTAAGAGGAATTACAATCGAATTGAACAAGAGCGTATTTACCAGTAGTAGTACCGGCGAAATAATCACTCTTACCATTCTGAGAAACACGTTGACCAGTGCCGAGAATACGGCCAATGATACTTGTGGTTCCAGTGATTGGGGATACAGCGCTCGCCAATAGGCCAGAAACTTTACCAGCATTAGCTGAGATAACAAGATGGCTATTAACAACCATGTTAGCGTCAACCCAGTCAATAGCTGTGTCGGCCAATGTAAAGACACCGCGAGTAGCTACAGGAACAGCTTGTCCAGTAAGAACAGCTTGTAGTTCAGCTCTCTTTACAGGATTATAAAGAAGTCTTTCGCCATTTTCATCGGTGGCTAGAGTCTGATTGAGAGTCATGCCTAGAACTGGCTCACCAGCAGTAGCGGCTGTAAACTTCAAAGGTACAGCGGGGTATTGAGCAGCACCCAAGAAAGGATAATCTGCCTTACCAAGTGTATTTGTAATATCGGTAGCTGTGTACTGAATTGGATCGAGATCCAAGTTACCAGCAGATACCTTGACGAAAACACCTGCTGAACCATTACCATTTGTAGATGGGGTGGCATCAACAGTGTCGCTCGCGAACATGTTGATAACATCAACGTCGCTATACTGTCTGAATGGATATAATCTTAGTGACATATATTTTTAAAATTTAACTGTTATGTTTTCCTTGCTGAAAGCCTTACCTAGTCTTTCTTTCCAAGAAGTCTTTGTCTCAGAAGGAGTAATTGACTGAGTGGGTATAGCTGGCTCTTCGCGTTTGGCATTAGCCAAAGCTGTTTCAACTTCAACTGTCTTTTCGACAACTTCAGTTTGTTGAGTCTTCGCTTGTCCCATTCTCTTAGCCAATTCGGCTTCTAGACGTTCTTGAAAAATCTTGTCTTGATCTTGCTTTGAAGCTTTGCTCTTGTGTCTAAAAAGAACAGCGAGCTTTTCTTTATAAGAAGCAAAAGCTTCTTCTGTATTGGCCAAAGCAGATACTTCTTTAGCTAGAAATTGACGATCAACTTCATCAAGATCGTATTCATTATCTAGCAAGCTCATTCTTGAACTATAAAGTTCTTGAGCAGCTTGAGCGGAAATTGTATTTTCGAGTTCTGCGAGTTTAGCAGCGGTCTCGGAAAGCTTCTTGTTGTTTTCTTCAAGATCTTTCTTGAATTGTTCAGCTTGAGCGACAGCTTCAGCCTTGGCGACTTCAGCTTTTTCGATCTCTTGCTTGATTTCTTCATTCTTAAGTTTAATGCTCTCAGCGATCTTGGCTGAAATAGAAGCTACGGCTTCATCACTAAACTTCGCAGTGTCTTGCTTTTCAGCAAGAACCGTCTTTAGCGCAGATAGTATTTGTTCTAAATCCATAATTTTTGTTTTGGTAATATTTACAGGTTGTTTTTCTTTTTGTGAAAATATTTTATTATTAAAGTTAAGTAATTCTATTGAATTTACTTCGTAAGACTCAGCTTCTTCTGTTTCCATTTCTTCTTTTTCATCTTCATCTTCTGTTTCTACATCAGATGTGCCATCATCAATTACAACTCCTTGTACATCAGCGGCAGGATTAGTAGTAAAACCAATACCCAAAGGATAAATACGACCAGTAACCAAACGATATACTGGAGTACCATCATTCATAAAACCAGGACCATCAAAGCCTTTTAAATATTTCTTAAACTCTTCTATTTGTTCTTTTTTTGTAATGATTTCAGCTTGTTTCAAATCTAAACTTCCAACTGCAACATAATATTCGTTAAATCCAATTTCCCAACTAGCACTAATTTTTTCGAACAATGCTGATTGTGGATCATTTGAATCCATAAGTGCATCAGCAAATTGGCGATCAACTGTTTTATATACAACAGCCGCCAAAGCAATATTAAATGGACTAAGAGTTCCTCTTACATCGTCATCAGATAATATTTTATTTTCCCCATGAGAAGAAAACGCTGAATTAACAATGTGACCAACTACTCTTTGCTTTTTATGTTCAATATTTGTTGGCTTATGTATAAAATATTTTTTAAATGCAATAGCTGTATTTGTATCGATACCATCACCATTCTTATTAAAACGATTAACAACAGCAGCATTAAATGCAGCGCCGACTAAATCGACATTCTTTTCTAAATTAACTGAAGAAGGTATAATTGATCTTAGAGGTTCCAATGAAGCTTGAGACAATAAAACGTTATTATCAAAATTCAATGAAGCTGTAACTATATTATCAAATTTAGTTCTATAAAGAAACATAATATTAAATTTTACACACAATATTTAGTACTGTGATATAAAAGTGCTGCTGCATATGTGTCTAAATCATGATCGCTTGCAGTTGTTTGCACTTCATTAAGTATACTTAGTTTATCTAATTTATCAGTGTTATTTAAAACATCTGTAGCGGTAGAGATCCAATTTTCTGATTCAGATCCAATTATAATTGCTTCAGAAATTCCTTGTGCTAGTTTCTTTTGTTCAGCATTTAAAGATTTTTTAGAATATTTCTTTTTCAAACCTGCTTCAACTACAGAATATAAATCTTTTGTTTTATCCATTACTTTAGCAATCGCATCTTTGGCATAAACAGTCGCTTTTGATCCCATTGGGCGACCTCTTTCAGTTGGAGTTGTGGTCTTTTTCATTGGTGGTTTAGCTCCTGGGACTTCTGGCATAGCTGGAGGAATAACAGGAACACCACCAACGATTGGATTATAAAATCCTTTCTTTCTTTCTTCTACGAATTTAGCTTGAGCAGCGCCCAATTCTTCTTGAGTTGGATAAATACCTGTTTCAATAACTCGTAGACCTTCTTCAGGTGGCAATATACCAAGCTCCATCATGCGCGTGACTACGCGATTGAATTGAGTTTCGTCTTTAATAGATACTTCTTCAAATTTAGCTATAGGACATTTACCTTTAAATCCTAAATTACGGAATATCAATTCCATTTCTGGTTGCAAGAAATCATTCAAGAAAGCTTTTCTAGCTTATTTTAATCTTTCAAAAAATACCTGAGCTTTTACTGTTGTATTTGCAAACTTTTCAGATCCAATTAATATATTTTGCAATCCTTCTTTAATATCTTCATTTACTACTTTATACTTTTCATATCCCAATACTTTATTCATGTCTGGGATTACAAATTCAGCCTTAGTAGTATAGTCTGCAACAAGAACGCGACCAACTGACTGATTGGTGAGAAGACTTTGCATCGCTTTAATGTTTTTATGATTGATACCGCCCTTCGTTGGCTCAGTACCCATAGTAATCAATAGAATTACATTCTCAATTGTGCGGCAAATAGCTTGATCAATCTTTTTCATTTCCATTTTGAAATTGATATCATCAAGAACTGCAAATCCAAAAGGTACAGCAAAAGGTTCGTAATCCTGCTTCTTATAAAAAGAATATATAATATTTGTAGGATTTATTTGTATCTTTAGACCATCTCTTGCCCATTGCCCATTAGTAATTTTATCTTTGGTCTCATTATCCAAATTGTCAAAAACCATTTTATCATGTTCGTTTTTTGGTGAGCGAAGTCTTTCTAATTCATATTCAGAAAGAATTTTTTGATAAACAACTTGATTCCAAGAACTTGTGTGATTAGTTGTTAAATAAAATGGATTAAGAAGAATATATTGAACAGGAATTAAATTCTTTACATCATATGGAGTTGGATAATTATATAATTTAACATCTGTATTATATGATGCTCCATCGTATGATGCATATGTTTCTAAAATCTTTTGAAAGTCATCAATTTCAAATTTAGCGTTTATTTTATAAAAGAAAACGTTACCACTACGATAGTATTCACGAAAATACTGATCTTTTACGTTCCACATTCTTGTGTACTTCATCCACTTTGCAAAAAAATCTTTAGCTTTCTGACTTCCGCCTTCAAGGTATATTTCTGCGTTGGCAAATTCAGACATTATATCAACAGCATTTCTAAAAATAGCTACATTAGCATAAGCTTTTTGGCAAAGCTCAATTGCATCGCGAATATTGTATCCATTTATCGAAAATTCGAAAGGCAACAAACCTTCTCTGATGTTGCCATATTTATAAATTTTTGGCCCTATATAAGCCAAATTTCTTCGCAAATTAGTAGACTCTCCTGATCCAGCCCTTTCATAAGCTGAAGCTTTCGATTCTTGTTGATAAAATGGATCACCAACTAAAGAAGGTTCAGATGCCGCTTCTTTCAACATATCTTCAAGAGGTGCATTTTGACCTTCTTGAGCTTTAGAAAATTTATCCCAATAATCTGATCTTTTATTATATTTGCGACTCATGTTAATAATAGTTACACATTGTCACTTTAAAAGTGACTTTTTAACTTTTAAGCAATAAACATTGGTTCAAAAGTTTCTGTCATATCTTCAACATGAGTATTATTCATATCGAAATATACCTTAGATAACCAATTACCTAATACTAATGCTGAGTAACTATCTTTTCTAGGTTTATCTGGTCCAGATTTGCGTTTAAGATTCGCAGGAAGATCAAAATTTTGCATACCTTGAGCAGATGTTGTTATTTGTATAAGAGCGCATTCAGTTTTTGTTAACAAAATCATGTCTGATAAATGCTCTACAAAGTCAATCATCTTAGCTTCTTCGTTTTCTTTCTCAGTATCTAAAGCGTTTGAGAATTTTAGATCTGTTATACCAATATGCTTTTTAGTCTGACTTCTGAAGTTATCATCAATAGCGCGACTAGCAAAGTATGTACGGCGATGATCAAAATTAGCTTGCAACATTTCATTCGCTAATCGTATCCAACCAGAAGTAGGCTTTCTTAAAAAAACATATTTGTAATCTGATTTATTATATTCGCTTTTTGCAGCGTATAAATTCTGAGCATAATCTTCTGGCCTCTCAAATTCAGTCACCATTGATTTCAAATTAATTTTAGCATCTTTAAATAACTCACTTTCATTACAAGAATTCATGAACTGAACACCACCGTTATAGTCCATACAAATTGCCACAATATTAAAGTTCTGTAGTAGATATAAGAAATATTTAATATGATCTTTCAATGAAGATCCAGAAAGAGCATAAGAATGTACTAGTGTATTTATTTGTTTTTCTGCATTAATTTTTAAAACTTGAATAGCGAAATCGTCAGATGATTCTGTTTCTGACCAAGAAGGGTCAACTGCTAATATATATTCATCTTCAGAATTTCCTACTACTTCAACAGCAGGAAGCTCACCATCAGGCACTGTGCATAAGGCCATTTTAGATATTTTAAAATATCCAGAACTATCATCACTAAATTGTGCGCCAAACTCTCGCAAGAATTGTGATTCACTCATTGTAGCTTTCGCTTGATTGATCAAATTCTGATCGTATAACTG